TCAACGCTTAAGGTGTTTGAGGCTGGTCAATGGGTTCAACATTCGCACTTCTTGCAAATGATCAGGAGAGAGATGCGCGTACCTCATCGTCATCATCAAGGATGCGTGGCCCAACGCTCTCTGTAGGGTCAATATGTTTCCGCCATTTATCATGAAGTGGCTCGCGAAGGTGTGTCGCAGGACGTGCGCAAGTTGCCCTTTGGGTAGCGTGATCTTCGATCTGGAAATGCCTTCTCTGAATGCGCTATAGGCGGCTGTAAAGATACTTCCTTTGCTTCCTTGAGTGGCATAGTGATCGTGAATTTCTTTTTCGAGATCTGGATCAATTGGCAGCGCTCTCGATTTACTGTTCTTAGTTCGATTGGCAAATTGAACAATTTTGTCTCTGACTTGCGTAATTTGAAGTGATTCGACTTCACCCCATCTCCCACCAGTAGCGAGGCAGATCTTAGTGATCAGACGTACGTGAGGATTATCTGCATCTGCAAGTGCCTCCAGAAGCGTTGAGATTTGATCGAGGCTTAAGTAGCTTAATTCGCGTTCTTGAATTTTTAGTTGACGGATTTTAGATAGCGGATTCTCTTGAGTCCATTCACCGAGACGTTCAAGTTCGTTGAAAACACTTCGCAAATATGCGTGCTCTCGATTTACAGTGCTCGGGGAGACGCCATCACTTAGCCTATTTATTCGGTAGTCCGCAAAATCTTGCTTTGTGAAATTTGCAGCGACAGGATCTCCGAGTGCGACCGCTATAGCTTTAAGGCGTGCATGAGTATCACTCCCTGCTGCCAGCTGCGACCCATGCTGGGTATGCCATCTTTCCACTAGCTCGCTAAGCTTGCGTGAATCCTTGTCTTTAGGCTTCCATTCAGGGTCTTTCTGGTGTTGCCCCTGTGCCCAAATTACAAACTGCTTTGCCTCGGCCTGAGTTGCAAAAACTCTCTTGAATTGTCGGCCAGTGCGACCGCCAGGAGTAATGTTGACCAGCCATTTTCCATCACTTTTTCTTCTCTGTATTGTCATTCGTATTACTTCGTTTAGTGATCTCGTTATTCAATTCGATGATCTCCTTTGCCTTGTCGTCTGGAAGCAATGCGAGAAGCATGTCCCTTGCTCCTTGATACGCGAGTAGATCAAGTAGTCTCAGCTTTGTAAGCATTCCTAGGTCATTTCGCCCATTGCGCCATTCGCTGATTGCCGCGCGACCTATCCCTAGGATTCTTGCTATCTCGGCGTCACTTGTGACGTGTGCCTTCTTCTTGGCAAGTTCAATCATCTTTTCCCAGTTGATTTCCATAATCTAACCTCTCATCAAATAAATGTACAGACGTCTTGACACGTACAGACGGCTGTACTAAAGTTGTGTACATCGAACTGTACATGTCGTGTACAGACAACTTTACAACATATGAGGTCGGTATGGAAATCGTCTTTATTCCTTTTTTGTCACGGCAGCGATTTGCATTGCTTGTTGGCGTATCGGAAGACGTGCTTGAACGATGGATTCGTGATGGTCGTGTAAAAACGTTTCGCATCGGCAAGCGCTCACTCGTAGACCTCCGTCAATGGCTTGCAACAGAGGGAGCTGCTCGTGGGTGATCAGATGAAGGTGGCCACGCTGATGCAACGCGTGACAGCTGGGCAGGGCGCCCGCAGCGCGAAGCGCGAGGACGCCGCTGCCCAGCATGGCATCAGCGTCCAGGAGCCTGAACCCCTCCGAGCTAATAGGAGGGTGATTGAGAACGATGAGTACGTTCACCTAGTTATGGTGGATGGAACGTTGAAGCAAATTCTGAAACGTCATGAGAAGGAAGGAAATGTCTTCATTGATTGGCTTTCAGTGACCGTTAGCGTGAGCGGATTTTTAATTTGGGAAGGGCGGAAAAGCCTTACCAATGAAGATATTGCTGCGTCAGTTTCTTCGATGCTGTGTGAGTTGCTCGGTCGACAGTTCTCGATATCCAAGAAGAACGAGTTTGGGATGCACTTTCACCCCGAAAGCTACACGATCGGGGAGTCGTGGGGATTCTTTTGCATAGGTCATAAGAGCAACAGATTTCTTCTGATTATCTCGGGCGAAGGATGGCTACATGCTCCGGCTGATGCTCGGATCCGACTCCACGACTGGTTAAAGCGCCTCGATGAACATGGTGGAGCGGTGAAAATCTCGCGAATTGATCTCGCTATCGATTACTACGAAGACGGGCCGACACATGATCAATTCCGAAGGGCCTATGAGAACGGTGAATTTGTACGTCAGCAGCGGCATATCGCAAATAAAGATTGCTGGCCCCATTACCAGATATTCGGATGTACGTACACCAAACGAGGATTAGAAAAAGGAATCACGGATGCGATCGGTGTTAGAACCAGCGATTTGTATCTAAGGCGATATGACAAGGGGAAGGCAGAGGGGGATGCAAACTCAGGATGGGTTCGCGTTGAACTAGAGCTGAAAGCGAAGGATGTTCTGCTCTCCTTGAACCTGTTGTTACAACCCGAGGCTTATTTTTGCCAGTACCCCTGGTTGCAAAGTCTGAGAAGCAGCTTTGCTGAGCGGCTTGAGGCTAGAGCAATACGGGCGGAGATAAATATCGAGGATGCTAAGCGAATCATCAAGAAACAGTTTGGGAAATACCTGCGTGTTTTTCGCGATATGGCGGAGTCGGCAGATGAACTTCTTAACCAACTGCAGTCGGATGAAGATGTGTGGCCACAGAGGCTGGCGAAACTCGCACCAGGTGAATTTATCCCATTTCATAAGCGACATAACGTTCCTGTGTATCAGTTTGAAAACGAAATTGAATCGTCCGGCGGTGGCCTCCCTGACGAAATTAATCATGGCCAACTTTAACGAAAGGAACTGCAATGCGATTCACCACCAAAACTACGATCTTGGGTATGAAGGCAAACAAGGGCGTTCTTGATAACGGTACTAAATACGATTCGACAAAGGTCTACATTCAGACAAGTTTGGATGAATCGAAGGAGAACTACGCTGGCTACACGGCCGCAGAAATGTCGTTTGGTACTTCGGAGAATTTCTCTGGATTCAAGCATCTGACTTATCCCTTTGTGGCAGATGTGACCATCGAAAGTGTCTCCAGCGGCAAACAGATGCGGAATGTGATCTTGGCCGTAAAGCCGTTGGAAATCGCAAAGAAGGCAGCCTAATCATGCAGCGCGTCTTCGTCGTGCAGGACTTGGAAAACGCTCAGTTTCTGTGTTCGGACTGCGGAGACGTCGGGCACACGGCCTGGTTTAAGGACGCAGGGAGATTCTTCGAATATGAAGCTGCATTTGAGAGTGCAGAAGCTCATTGCAGTGAGGGTTTCATTATCTGTGAGTTCATGGAAAGTGAGCGGCGTAGGGTCGTGTCTTGTTCGCTGATTTTAGAGGTGTGAGATGGGTGTCCAGACAGTTGCGATTTGCGTTCCCGGTGTGGGTGACCGAGGTGTCTGTCCTGAAGGTATGTCTCAGAGTAGCGCCTCTGCCTATGTGCTTGTGCCGGATGTGAGTGCAGCGGCAGAGGAGTTTGATGCAGGGAAGGCGGGGCAATTCTTCGCATTATCTTTTTCACTAACGGTAGCACTGTATTTCGTCGCATATGGTTGCGGCTTGATCTTTAGGATTGTCAAGAGCGCCTAGGCGAATTCCGTGATGGCGGTTCCATCAATTTAAATATTATGAAAGGAAGTTTATGAAGAAAGTCATCATTAAGTCGGTACAAATTGGCGCGGCGATGGCAGTCGGTGTCATCACTCAAGTCGCAAATGCAGCGGGTGGTACGGGGCCTGATTTCACCACTCTGACGTCGGCGGTCGATTTCTCGACCGTAGCAACAGCCATCCTGGCAGTTGCTGCTACCACCATCACTGTTCTGGTGACTTGGAAGGGTGTGCAGTTCATCATGAAAGCGGTAAGGGGCTAAGCCTGGGGAGGGAGCAATTGCTCCCTCATTTGATGGAGCTCTGATATGGCTGTTGAGTGGTGGTATTTCGCATATTTTGTATGGGGGATCGTGTGCGGTTCTGTGGTCATTTGTGGTTTCAGAGGTTAATCGTCCTGTTGTGCGCCATCGGGATGAGCTGCTACGCAAATAGTTCGTTTGCCGCAGCAGTGCCGATCTATTCAGGTGGAGTAAATAAGGCGGTATCTAGCATTGTTAAATTCAAGCAATCCAAATGGGGTTTTGCTGCTAACGACCCGCGATACGGCGCAACCGTTGATGCTATTGGAGCCGCTGCGACTAGTGTGGCTGTTGGTGTTGCAACAGGTGCGGTTGCTACGGTCGGGTGGCCAGCATTGCTTATCGGTGCAGGAGTTTCTGCAGTTACGTCAGGTGCTATTTCTTTAGGTGTCGGTGCTCTGATTGATTGGATGTGGGGAAGCGGTGATGATCAGAAAAACGTGACGCTATCCGGAGCAGGAATGGGCGTGACTTCTTCGGAGAACCTCCAATTGATGCCTGATACCTATCCCGCAATGCTTGAAAAGTACGGCTCAAATAGAGAACTATTTTTTGTCGATAGCACATGGAAGATTCGCAGATTTAAGACGGTGGACTATTTGTGCCTTAGTTCAGCTTCTTGTTCGATTCCGCCGCCTTTCAATTCGACCTCGTTAGAGGTAGGTTTTTCCGCACCGTGCAGCTCTACGTCGGGATGCGCCATCGGTAGCACGGCATACTGGAGTCAGGTTTATACGAAGGGCGTCGCAGGCAATCCGTATAAGAATCAAGTGGTTTGGGAGTTACGTATGTCCAACGGGCAGACGATTGGCAATCCAGACTATCAGTCCACACCTAAGCCTGTTCCACAGGCAATTGCCGATGTTCCACAAGCCGTCACGTCTACAAAACTGAGCCCAGAAATGTTGGCTGAGATTGTCAATGTGATGTGGCGGAATGCAGCGATAAATTCATCTCCCAATACTGTACCTTGGCCAGCGTCTGACCCCATTACGCCGGCAGATATTAGGGAATGGCAAGTCGCTAATCCGAGCTTAGTGCCGACTGTCGGAGATTTTATCGGTCCCGTTGCTCCATCGGGAAGCAACACTGTTCCCTTCCCATTACCAAGCTCGGACAATTCTAGTGGGGGAGATCAACAGCCTGGAAGCGGAAATAGCACTAATCCGACGATTGATCTCGGCGATGATCCGAAGATCGGAGCTCCAGAGCTTGAGCAAACGCCTACGGCATCAATGATATTGGAACCTATTCTCGGATTGATGCCAGATCTGAGGGCATTTCATGTTCCTGCTCATACAGGAGTTTGTCCGCGCCCATCGTATAGCGTGTTCGGTAAGGAATTCAAGCTCGAATCGCATTGTGATCTTTTAGAGAGAAACCGTTCGTTGATCGAGGCTGTTTGCATGCTGGCCTTTACGATTTTTTCGGTTACCAACGTATTGAGGGCATAGATGTTTGCACGAGTTCTTTCCGCGTTGTTTTCCCTAGCAGCTTGGGCATTTAAATCGTCAATTGTGAAGTTCGCGACGTTCTTTGCATTCTTCTTCATAACGACGGAATTTGTACAGCTTCTTGTTCCGTTACTCCCTACGGCCGATCTGCTTTCGTCGCTCTTCACTTCGCTTGATCCTGGCATTTGGTGGTTTCTCGATCTTCTGAAAGTTGACTACGGTGTTACGACAATGCTTTCCAGCTTTGTTGTTCGTTTCATTATTCGTCGCATTCCGGTGATTGGATAGACATGGCAATCAATGCGTACTGCGGTTTGCAAGGATCAGGAAAAAGCTATGAGGTTGTGAGTGGTCCTATCGTCGAAGCAATCTTGAAGGGGCGACGAGTCGTTACAAATATTGATGGAATCAATGAGAGCTTGATTCGAGAATATGTGGCGAAAAAGAATCAGGTATCCATTGAGCGATGTGGATCTATCTTGCAGGTGACGAATGAGCGAATTCTCCAGCCAGGATTTTTCCCTGATGGCGAGCAACCAGATCAGAAATCGGTAGTGATGGCAGGTGATCTCGTCGCTGTTGATGAAGCATGGCGATTTTGGCCGGATGGTGGGGGGAAGTTAACGCACGAGCATATGCAGTTTTTTAGAATGCATCGACACTATACGCATCCTGAAACGGGTGTCGCATGTGATGTTGCGTTAATGACGCAGGATATCAGCGGCTTACATCGAGCGCTTAAGAATGTGATTGAACTGAGTTTTCGTACGGTGAAGATTAAATCCCTCGGCCTAGCCAAGACCTATCGCTTAGAAATGTACGAAGGATGGAAGCAGAATTCGAAAATGAAGGTGGACTACTTCGTCCGTAAGTACTCACCAGAGATATTTCCGCTCTATAAAAGCTATGGCGGGACAAATGGTCAGGAAACGCAGATGGATAAGCGCCAGAATGTATTGCGCAATCCACGTGTCTGGGTAGTCGGAGTAGCTGTGGTTATTCTGGCCGCCGTCGGAATCTATTTCACCTACAGATTCTTTGCCGGGGCTGGTATTGGTAAGAAGGGAGCTGAAAGCGTAAAAGCACCTACACAGATGGCTGCGATGACAGCTCCGGCAACGAATGTTGCAACGCCAGCGATACATCCATCCCTTTCAAATCTCAGGCTCGCGGGGGAAGTTTATATCGACGGGCAGAGATGGGCCGTGCTTGCCGATTCTAATGGACGCGTGCGTTTGGAAAATGCGTCGGCATTCGTCGGACGGGGAATTGGTGCTGTTGGTGTCATCGAGGGGGCGAGGGTAGCCACGTGGACGGGGAATTTAAACGGCAAGAGTGACGCCGAAAAAAAGGTGGGGCGATGAGAATTTTTATATTGGCGCTATTTGCGTTTTGCTCCAGTACACAAGCGGCGCCGTTTCTTTGGGATCCTCTGCCTGGGGCAAGTGCGAGTTCGTCTCTTCAGGGTGTACCTGCGATAAACAGGTTTGACTTCCAGTCACTCCCAATTGCACAAGTTGTCTCAATCTACTACCGGGAATCGACAAAGAAGCAGTTTGTGTTGTGCGACGACTTGCTTAAGGACGAGCGCTATGTGTCGGTACGAGCTGCCGGGAAGGGGTTGGATGCCGCAGTAATTAAGGTAATCTTGGCAACGAATGGATATGAAGAACGTGAGATTGACGGCGTTCTGGCGGTGTGCAAGAAGCACGAGACGGCAGCTGCTACAACACCGCTTGCGCACACATTTGTGTATCGTGCAAAAAATCGAGATGTGGGGTACCTAGTAGATCTTCTACAGTCTGTGGTCAAAGGAAATTTCGGAAATAAACGCGTTCCAGCAGCTAGTTTTGCTGTGGGTGGAGAGAACGCGGATAAAGCGGGGGCGACATCGTTTGCTACCCGAGCAATTTCTGATACCGGAGATGAGCAATTGATCTTCACCGGTACGGAAGAACAAACGGCGAAACTAAAGTTACTGCTGGAGCAGATAGATGTACCTGCACCTGCCGTTGTCGTAAAAGGTATGCTCTATGAGGTCAACACTGGGAATTCGAACGTCTCAGCGCTTCAGGTGTTCTTGAATCTGCTTGGAGGACGAATCGGTGTGAAGGCTGGAAGTTCGATTGGAGACAATGCTTTGACGCTAAATGTTGGGGGCCTCGATTTCCTGGCATCGTTGGTATCAAGCGATAGCCGATTCAAAATTCTTACTTCCCCGTATGTACTCGCTAAGAGCAACCGCAAAGTACGACTGCAGGTCGGTCAGGACGTACCAGTAGCTGGCCAGATCTTGCTCAATTCAAACGGGCAGACGACGCAGAGTACTGAGTATCGGTCAGCCGGTGTGATCTTGGACGTTTTAGCTCAAGTTCGAGAGGACACAACGGATTTGGAGGTGACGCAGACGGTCTCAAATTTTGTGACTACCACAGCGGGAAAATCTACGAGCCCAACCCTTAACAAGAGGGAGATTTCGACGGCCTTGAGTGTAAAGGATGGTCAGGTAATCGTACTGGGTGGTCTGCGTGATATGCACGATGAATCATCAAGGTCTGGCGTGTGGGGATTTAATTTTTCGTCATCAAAGTTAGTCTCTGATAGTGAATTATTGCTAGTTTTAGAAGTGAAAAAGGTGCCACAATGAATTTTATATTTCTGATGTTGAAGGTGATGTGGAACGATAGAAATTATTCCATTTTTTGGGCTTTCCGTAATCAGATTGCGATTGTGATATTGGGAGTAATACTCTGGAATTATTTTGTCTGGTGATGTTTTAAAGAACAGATCCGAATTTGACCAATTCCATGTTTGCTACGTCATCAGAATTTCACAGTGAAATTAGCAAAAAATACCTAGGGAGAAAAATGATCATCGACGATATCGATTTAAGCATCGCGTTAAAAAAACTCCATCAACTGCAGTTGGAAGAAGGCGATTTAGGGGCGGCGTACTGGTTGAGTATTTCGAGGCTTCTTGAGAATACTTACTCCTATCGTGAGCGGGCACTAGATGCAGAGAAGAAGCTGAAGAAGATCGAAAGGCTAATTTCACAGTGAAATTAGCCTGTGACTGACTAGATTCGTTGTCTGAGGATAAGCTGCGGAAGAATACGACTATTGTGCAAAGACAGTGCCGGTGCTAACGACACCATAGAACTGTGCCAGGAAGAAGCCCCCTAAAAATAACGCCTGTAGCAACGTAAAGATACTGAGCCACATAAAGTTTCTTGTTGAAGGATAGTGTTGTAGGTAGCGGGGGTCTTTCTTTCCGAGCCTTGTTCCTCTCTTTACTGCCAATCTCATTGGCCATGGAAGGACTGCTTGATAATCGGTAAGAATGCGTTGTGTGTTAACACCTTTTTCGATTGTGATACCCAGTTCTGTTGCTAAGGTAGCCCGATGCTCTTCGCCAGTTTTAAACAATTGCATTTGTTTGTCGAATTCTTCCTGGATAGCTTTTCCCGCATCCTTTGCGATTGACACTCTTGTGCCATAAATTTTGGCGACCATCCCTGCAATAAAGGATGCGGCTAAGAATCCCATACCCCATGCAATTCCTTTGGCACCAGAATATGGAGCCAATTTCTCGATATTTGCCAGTACGAATGAAGAGATGGCACCGCAGGAAATTAAAACCCAAGTGTTGAACTCGATGATCTTGGATGCGCTATTTAGAAGTTCTCCAAGCATCGCATTGACGATAGCTACTTCAGTAATGTCGCGGGACATTGAGTTCCACTGTTTCAGTGCTTCGGCTCGTTGTTCGTCAGTCAT